CTTTACCTGGCTCGGAAAGCTAGCCTCCCATGCAGTGAGAGTGCCGTCCGCGCTGAAGTTGCGGATTTCGCTCTCGTTGATTCTCAACTCCCTGAACCTGAAAAGGTCTGGGGGGAAGAGACGCCGACGCAAGACTCCATAACGGCTAGCTATGGTGGTTTCCACCGTAGCCCGCTGTACATGGGGCGAGTGTTAGCGGAATCGTGCCCTCGTAAGAGGGCTCGATTATCAACCCTTTTGAAGAACCTCGACTTCGTGTCGAGGGTCATCACTGGGATCCTTGGGCGTTATACGCCCTCGGAGCACCGGTTTAGGCATGGCCCTGGCGCTATCTCGGAGCGGACTGGTCGGCCCAATAAATACTATTGGGCTAACTGGTCAAATCGCCTCGAGAACGTGTATCCATGCGCAGACTATGGCTTTCATAGTTATAGCGCATGGGCTGACCGCGTCTATAAGGATGACATAGGGTCTATCGATCCAATGTCACGCCTTATAGCCGTTCCGAAGACGTTCACAAAGCCTCGGCTAATAGCCGCTGAGCCAAGTGAACATCAGTGGTGCCAGCAAAATATCTGGCACTACTTCAAGCAAGAAGTACGGAATTCCTGGATTAAGGAGTTTGTGCGCTTTCGCGATCAAACTCATAACCAGGGTCTGTGCTTGCTTGGTTCGGAGGATGGCTCGTTAACTACGGTGGACTTGTCCGCCGCAAGTGATCGAGTCACCTGTCACGCTGTTGGTCAGTTCTTCAGGCTCAATCCGAACCTGATCCTGGCCTTACAGTGTACACGAACCCGCTTCATTGGTCAAACTATCAACCCATCGGTTGACGGTTTGATCGCGTTGAGAAAGTTCTCAACGATGGGAAGCGCCTGTACCTTTCCCGTGCAATCATTGTTGTTCCTCGGGATCTGCTTAGCTGTCGTCGCTACTCAGCGACGATGGCGAACAGGCTCGTGGAACCCACGATGGTTGTCCGGTGAGGTAGCCGTCTTTGGGGATGATTTGATTATCCCCACAGACAGTCGGGAGCTGTTGTTCGAAGCCCTTGAACTACTTGATTTCAAGGTGAACCTTCACAAGAGTTACTGGAATGGAAATTTCCGGGAGTCTTGTGGGGTCGACGCTTTTCGCGGTGTCAATGTGACTCCCGCGTACTGGCGTGCTCCGTGCAACGGCAAGCCTGAGTCCATAGAGAGTACGATCCAGGTGCGTAATAATTTTTATAGGAGATTTCTCCTACGCACTTCGGGGTACCTCTCTACGACCATGCCTTCGGGTTCCATCCCGGAGGTCAGCATGGATTCAGGAGTCTGTGGTCTCATCACTCGAGGCAAACCGCGTCGACCGGGGATAACCCGGTGGAATCGGTCACTGCAACGAGCGGAAGCTAAGATAGACGTCTTTACGACGTCACAGTCTAAGCTACCGATCACAGACGACTCTGCGCTTCTTCAGTACTTCACTGAAGCACCGAGCCCTACCACAATCTGGAAGGGTGGAGTGGCGCAGATCGCTCGTACGCGTAAGCGGACGAGATGGGTACCATTGGATGACCTAGGCTCTTAATCTAGGCTCCAAGGGACAGACGGGATGCACAGGCGATCGCGTCAACGACGATCCTCAGGGTCGTTGGTATGCGTATTCCTGTGGGTATCCTGTTGTGGGAAAG